AAATGAACGGACTGTTGAATGCGTTGAAAGGTCGCGAACTACACCATAAACCAAAGGAGATTAGAGAATGGCGTTAAATCTTTGGAAAAAAGTGACCGACCAAAAACTGCCGTCTACACGCATTACACGCATGGATTTGCCTTCTTTGTTGAATTGGTATGAAACTACGTTGATGGATTTAGGGGCAAGTTTTGACAAGTACCGTTATCACGGTGCCGAATATTCAACAGTTAACGAAGTGTTTGAAATCTTGACCGACATTCATGCGGAACTTAATCAACGTGGAAAATGAAGAAAATGAATTGTCAGAAATACTTGACATTGAAGAACTTGCTCCAGAATTAGACGAAACCTCATCTGAGTTTGTTGACCAATTAGTTAAAAAATTAATTCTTTTTACAGAAGAATTTTGTAACATTGAGTTTTTCCCCTATCAAGTTCCTATTGCGTATCGGTTAATAGAGTCCATTGTTTTAGGTGATGGCGATGAAGTGACCGTTATCGGTTGTCGTCAATCTGGAAAATCCGAGGTTTTGTCTGGAGTAATGGCATCAATGATGGTTATTTTGCCCAAACTCGCCCCCGTGTATCCAGTGTGGTTAGATAAGTTTGATAAAGGTTTTTGGTGCGGAGTATTTGCCCCAACAGAAGACCAGGCAGACACGGTGTTTAGTCGCATAGTTACTAAATTGACCAGTGAGCACGCTCTTAACTTCTTGCTTGACCCAGAGATTGACGACAAAGCGGCTTCTGGTGGAGCGCGTGGCAAAGGAAAAATAATCACATTAAAAAACGCTGGTTCTTTGTGCAGAATGCAAACGTGCAACCCCAAAGCCAAAATTGAATCAAAAACCTATCATTTTATTCTTATTGACGAATCTCAAGAAGCGGACGAATTTATGGTTACTAAATCAATAAAGCCAATGCTTGCGTTTAATAACGGAACCATTTGTTTGACTGGAACCGCTTCAAGGAACAAATCATATTTTTATAAAATGATTCAATTTAACAAAAGAAGAGAGGTCAACGGAGGTCGTCGCCACAGACAAGCCCATTTTGAATACGACTATCGTTCGGCGTCTAAATACAACCCTAATTACGGAAAGTTTATTGCTAAAGAAAAAGTAAGAATTGGAGAAGACTCTGACGAGTTTCAGATGTCTTATTGCAATCGTTGGATTCTTGAAAAAGGTATGTTTGTCACCGAAGAACGTATGACAAGGTTGTTTGACCAAAGCATGCCTTTAGTTAAAGAATGGTGGAGGACTCCTGTCGTTGCAGGAATTGACGTTGCCCGTTCCAACGACTCCACGGTAGTTACCATTGTTTGGGTGGATTGGGACCATCCAGACGCTTTTGGTTTTTATGAACATAGGATTCTTAATTGGCTTGAAATAAACAACCAAGAATGGGAACAACAATATTTTGAAATTGTTGATTTTTTAAGACATTATTCTATTATTCGTGTTGGTGTAGATTCTCAAGGCGTTGGTGGAGCAGTTGCTGAACGTTTACAATTATTGTTGTCCGACATGGAAGTTATAGCAATGTCATCTGACTCAAAAGCACAACATGAACGTTGGGTTCATTTGACTGAATTAATACAACGCGACCAATTGGTTGTTCCTGCTCATTCCAAAGCACGTCGCACTAGGTCATGGAAACGATTTAATCAACAGATGGCAGACCTTGAAAAAGTTTACAAAGGTCCATACTTGCTTGCCGCGGCACCAGACGAAAAGGGTGCTTTTGACGATTATCCAGACTCCCTTGCCCTTGCTTGTGCAATGACGGTTCATGACACAATGCCAGAAGTACAAGTAGGTATATCGCCTTTTTTTAGGTAACAGTCATAAAAAAATGATAAAGTAGATAAAAGAAATATCCGCTTTTGGAGGATTATAAAATGCAAGACCCAACAACAAATATGGCAGTTGCTCCGCAAAACCCCTATCAAGAAACTGGTCGTGGAGAAATTCGCTACGAGCGTGTAATGGCACCAAGTATCCCTGGAAACAAGGGTCCGCTTCGCTTTGAAGAAGGCGTTGCCACAGACACAGACGTTCCAAACGACTTTTCAGTTGGTGCATATTTTGATACCGCGCCATCACCGATGCGTCAAAATCACAACAACCCTGAAATGTTCTACAAGCATGCTGAAGACACCATGCGCGAGCGTGCACACGTCGGCTCGGCTTCGTGGATTGAAGCACCAGCATTGCTCAGCGATTTCGTAACTGGCGCTATGGCTGGAGACGGAATGCCAACATTTGAAATGGAGTACAATTCGGGCGCACACATGAATCGCCCAAATCCAACTGTCGTATCAGATTAAGTAAACCTTACTATTAGGTTTTATTTGTGGCTCGTGAAGGTAATGCGCCAAGCGGGAGGAGTAAAGACCCTAGAAGGGTAATCATTCCGCTAACTACCTCTCTTTCAGGTATCCCAATTGCAGGGTCATACCAAGGGGGAGGCTTATACGATTTTTCAGCAATGAAAAAAGCCAGATGGTCTGAGTTCTACGGAAGTCAGCATTCGCATAAAAATCTAGGTTACGATTATAACTTTAAAAATCGTTTTGTATCCAGTGATTCTGGGCGTCGTATTGGCTTTATTGGAAACGTAGGCGGCTATCAAACAGCCCGTCGTGAATCAAGCAGTGCCAAAGTCGTTCAAGACCCAACGGATGCTTTTAAAGCGCATAGACCATTTACTAAAATTAAAGGTGCTGGAGTAAGTCCACGAATTCGTTTTATAGACACTGCTCGTATGCGAAGTCGGGCAAAAGCCATTTACAACAAAGCCAATCCAGCAAACATCAATGAACTAGACATTCAACGACGTTTGGACTATGACGAAGTTAAACAACTTCGTGGAGACATATTTGGTTCAAAAAACAAAGGCATGCAATACGGGAGACTGGGATGACTACCGAGTTGTGGACGGCTGTTGTTGTTACGGTAATACCCGTTATTGGTGGGGGTATTGGATATTTGATAAAGTCTTTAATTGCGTTTAGAGTTGAAAATAAAAACGACCATAATAAAACAATGGAAGCATTAAAAGAATTAAAAGTTGATGTTCGCGAAGTTAAAACTGGCTTGTACGACCACATTTCATGGCATTCAAAAAAAGGTAAAAAATGAAAAATACAACAAAAAGAGACCTTTTTGTAAACGTTCTTCTTAGAATTCTTGCTACTTTTGCCGCATCTGGTCTTGGTGTTATCGGCGCAGGAACTATCGCTGGTGTTCCAATAATCAAGGCAGTCTTCATGGCTGGAATTGCAGGAGTTGCAGTAGTTGTTGAAGGTTTGTCACGCGCCTTCCTTGAAGACGGAAAATTAACTGCTTCTGAAATTAACGAAGTTTTTAACAAGGTGGACAAGAAATCGTCAAAAGCAAAAGCCGATGAAAAGGCTTAGTCTTGGATTGGCTATTGTCTTCCTACTTGTTGGATGCGGTTACGACGGTTCTTACCGTTACTCGTGCCAAGACCCTGTGAATTGGAAAAAAGAAGAATGTAACCTGCCTGTTTGTAAGGTAGATGGTGCATGTTCTAAAGACCTTATCGGATTTGACCCCGACGTTTTAGAGGATTGACATGTATAAGTTTGGTCCTCAATTTGACAATACTTACACCCTTGTTCCAGGAAAACAAGACGGTGACTCCGAAAAACCGTCTGACCAAAACAACGAAATAAAAAGATATTCACACCCTCACGGAGACGAAGCAAGGGCTTTGGGTATACCCGTTCGTAGGGCTGGAGAAGAGCAAGGAATGTTGTTCCCTCCCGAACATTACACACGTACCAAAATGGACCCTACTATTACTATTGCCAACCACAGCCAACAAATTGAAGAGTTATTTGATTGGGGAAAACTTACCAAAAGAGATAAAGATGATGTTGTTCGTCAAATGCGTTCCACTACTTTAAGTTTAGACCAGTTTAAAAATCCAGAAAACCTTCCAAATGGAATAATTGTTAAACTTACAGAAAGAAACGACGTTTCAGGCGGCTACAGAAACAAGAATCCAGAAATGCGAACAAAAGAACCCAATGAACTATGGATAAATCCTTCAAAAGAATTAGATACGCATATCATTTCTCATGAACTTGGTCATCGTATGCATCACTCTGCTCAAATTGCTAATAACAGGTCTTTACTGTCATGGACCGAACTAGAAAATAAAAAAAGTGAAAGGTTCCGTCCCTTGGCGGAAGGTGTTGCGGATGCGATAGCAGACCGCCACGGGTCAAAGCGTACGGGACTTGGGTTTGAAACACCACGCCATAGTTCTGGTTTGGACTATCGTATACATCCCGAAGAACGAGTGACTGATTTAGAAATGGAAGATGATTACGGATATGGAATTGATTTTCCAGAATGGGACAATAGGATTGACAAGACTTTGTATGGCGTAACTCGTTTGCACGTTGGGTTACATGGTGAAAAAGCCCTTGAAACTCTTCCAAGTATTGACCAACTTAATTGGGAATATAATTACACTAAAGACACTCCCAATGAATATGGAAAAACCAATCATCGTATGGCTAAGTATTTAGCGTTAGGTAAGATGGTTCATGAAAACAAAGAACTAGAAACCGTTTTTGATGGAACGCCACATTCTAAATTCTCAGGCACTCTTTCTCGTGCCGCAAATGCGTATCGTACGCATTTAGAAAACTTGTCAATTGCTAACGAAACGTATACTCCTGAACAAAAAGAAAAACATGCGGTGTTTGCACCGTATAAAGCGGCAAAACCTGGTCGTTTAAACTACATTCGCATGATTCCTGAAGTAGAAGTAAATCAAGAAGCGCTTCCTGGAATTTTAGAAAGTTTGCCAAAGCGTAAAATGAAACCGATTAAAATTGATGCTGGTGACAAACCTGCACCAAAGCCAAAATCAAAACCCCCTACACCCTGGAGGATTTTTTAAATTCCTATGATTAATCGCTCAACAAAACCCCGTTACACTCCAGAAGAATTAGACGCACGGCTTAGGTTTGTCGTTGGTTGTATTCTTGGAGGAGTTTTGACTATTACTACTATTGGTGTTTTGTACGCCCTTGTATTCGTAACTCAACCCATTGGTGTTCAATCCGAGAATGATAAAATGTTCTTTGGTGTATTGTCCAGCGTGGCTACGTTCATTACTGGAACGTTGGCTGGCTTGATGATTTCAACTGGTCGTAATAAAGAAACTATTAATGAGGAGACTGAAAATGCCGAATAAAGTTGAATGGGACTACGTTGTTCCAGTAAAGATGCCCGCTGACTTGAAGGGTGTGAAGCCTGGTCGGTTGCCTGAGCATTTGCTTCGTCCTGCCGTTGGTGGTGGAAAACTGCACTGGCTTGCCGCAGCAGCGTGGGCTGCAATGGTAGAAAAGGCTAAGGCTGATGGCATTGAATTAAAGCCCGTCTCATCTGGAGACACTTATCGCACTTACGATTCACAACTCACAGCGTTTAAGCAACGCTATACCAAAGAACCGAACGGCAATTCAACAAGAACATTTGAAGGTGTCAAATGGTACAAGAAAGACCCAAAACTTGCTAGTTTGGCAGCCCCAGGCACCTCTCA